CTAATTGATTATTTTTGTGCGTTTGGTGCAACTTGGAAGCTAACTACTGGATCATATGCACCAGCATCTGCGTCATAATAATACTGATCTGCATCTGCTAAATCGCTGGCACTTGTAGTATATATACCAATGCTGAATTCCTCAACTTTGGTTACATTATTCACTTTACCTTTAATAGCAAATACAAATGTACCAGGTAAATGCTGTGCCGGTGCACTGGCAGTATCAATACTTACTACACCGGTTGCTGTATCAAACGACGCCCATGGTGGTAATGGAGCAAAGTCTAAGGCAGAAACTTCAGTAGCAGCTGGATTAAGTCCTAGGTTAACTGTAGTTGTCTGTCCGGATTGTAATGTTGCAATTCTACCTGATGGATGTGTGGTTAGATAATCTTCAAGCATTGTATCAAATGTTACAACAGATTTGTTTACACCCGAATAATCAACACCTGCTGATAATGCAGTAAACGATAGTGCTGATGCACCAATAATATGACCTTCTTGTAACAGACTATCTTTGATTTGGTCGGCTGTATAAGCAGGCGACTTTGTAATATGTTGTGCTACAACACCAGCAGTAACACCTGTTGCAATACTAGTACCTGTTGCAAAAATATAAGATGTGTCTGATCCTCTAGATGCTGCATTCACCGCAACGCCCATTGCAAAAATATCAAGTTCTGCGCCGTAGTTGTTAAATGTAGTTTGTGGATTTGAACCGTCCCAGGGCATATTGGTAAAGCTACCAACCGTCCAATTATTGTCATAAGCACCAACAGTGATAACATTTTTTAAACCTGCTGGACTATAATTAGCTACATCGTCGCCATTGTTACCAGCCGCACAAACTACCACTAAGTTGGCCGCGTTTAACGCAGACACAGACTGGTCAATAAATGCGTTTCTTGTTGCGACCCATGGTAAACAAACTACCTTAACTTGGGATGGGTTATTAGCTTGGTGGTGTGCTAGAACTGCGTCTAATGCGCCTACAATTTCAGCTACAGTAATATTATCAGCAGCTGAATTAAATAATTTAACATTATGTAATGTAGCATCTTTGGCAGCGCCTAAATCCTTACCAACAATCAAACTACCTACGGTTGTTCCGTGTCCGGTTGTATCATTGTAGTCATCTATGCTAGGATCGTTATCAAAGTTTGTATATAAATTATTGATTGCAGCTTCAGCAAATTGTTCGTGGGTGTGTCTTAAACCTGTATCAATTAAGTATACGTGTTGACCTGCACCGCGGTTCGCTGGATTATATGATGACGGGACTTCTAGCTGTGTATTATAACCCTTATCAACTAGAGTCATTCTCAAATGCTCGTCATTAACAACTTGCAACGATATAGACACTGATTTACCAGCTTCTTCGCTGTGTAGTACGCCGGCTAGACTGTTTTTCTGTTCTAGCGTAGCTTCAATTTCGTAGGTTAAATTTAGGTTGAACTCTTTTTCAACGCTTGCCCCAACTGCAACAATAGCTGCCTGTGCTGCCGCACTATCGGCATAAGTAACAGGGTTTAGTGTAACAATATATCTAGCCATTTGAGCTCCAAAATATGCAATTTTTCTTGCTGTTTAGTTATAAGTATTTATCAGATCACAACAGGATTTTAAGATTAAATGAAACTCTCTCTTACACAAATTGGTAACCCACCGTCGATAGTATGTGATTACTCTACATCTAGCATCGTAACATATTACAAACAATCAAAGCTGAGTTTGTTTGATCACTGGGATAATATGTTTGATAAACAAGTTCAATATCAGTTTTGTCTAAGTGGCGGGATTGACAGTCAATTTTCCTGTTATGTTATGCGCAAGCTGGGTTTAAAGTTTGATATTGTTATCTGGGAATATTTATGGGACGGGATCACTGTAAATTCCCACGATGTTATGGTAGCGCAAAAATATGCAAATAATTTTTCATTGCCCTATACTATAGAAAGTTTTGATCTTAAAGAATTTTTAAACAGCGAGGAATGTGTTGAACTAGCCCTGAAGTACAGAACAAATAGTCCGCAAATAGCTGTTCACATGAAATTACTTGAAATAGCATCTTCTAGATATGATTCTTTTGTACTAGGCGGTGATGTACCTGTTCTTCAGTATTCTAGTAAATCACAAACAGCAGGTACTGCATTAAATATGTCCAAAGGATTATTAGTCCAAGCATTGCTTGCATATTATAATTTTGGATTGATTAATAACAAGCAAGTTATAAAAGACCTTTTTAGAATGTCTGATGAGACTATGTTTTTATCGGTTAAACAAAACATAGATGTTGTAGAGAAATTTAATGTTTATTTTGACGATAGCGAATGGAAAAAATCTTCTAATATGAAATATAAATCATATTATTATCAAAGCCTGGGCGCAGACAATTTATATCCAATGATAAAAAGCACAGGCTTTGAAACATTAAAGAAAATGCTAGCTGAGGAAACAGGTGTTTATAATCAGTTTGATGTACAGTATCGTTATCCAGTTGAAGAAGCATTTTACGGCACTAGCTGGGGGTCAAATTTAAGTGCGAAAAATCCAGGGGATATGCAGGTTGGAAAATTAGGTCAAGTACTTAAAGATTTTAAAACCACAGTTGAAACTGTTAAACCTAAAAATTGTAATTTATACAGATTGGACGATTTTTAAGGTTGACATACCAAAAATTGTAGCGTATAATAACACAATGAATGCTGAAATTGTTGATATGCTCACTCGGCTTGCTGTAGAGAATCCGGGGGTACGCAATCGCTTTAAGTTGGCTGCTGGTATCGTTTATCGCAACCATCTTATTGCGACCGGTGTAAACAGTTATAAGACGCATCCGCTGATGTTACAGTTTGGTAAAAATTCGGAAGCACTTTTTATCCATGCTGAAATTGATGCCATCAAAAATGCGCTACGATTGATTACACAGGATCAACTAGCTAAGTGTGATATGTATGTGGTACGTGTTAAGCGTCCCGACAACGATCTAAAAAATTGGCGGCATGCCATGGCTAGGCCTTGTTCGGGCTGTCAGCGAGCAATTATTTCGTTTGGGCTTAAGAACATCTACTACACCACAGAAGATTGCAACGGGCCTATAGCTCATGATTGGTTAGAGCAGCGGACTCATAATCCGTTGGTGCTAGGTTCGACTCCTAGTGGGCCCACCATTAAACACGAAGTCTATAGTTAACTATGGGCTTCAAATTTGAAGATTTACAGCCGCATGTGGAAATGCTCTGCGATGCACTAGCAAATCGTGGGTCTAGTTCATCAGGTATGCCGCACGAAGCACTACCTGTATCGGCTGAAAAATATAGGGTTTTATTGGACGCTGTGAGAAAAAAACAGTTGACAATGGACCAGCTAAATAGTAAACTACATGAATTAAACAAAGATACGCTCATGACTGTTAATACTCATCGAATACGAAATCTAGTGGAAGCACTAGAAATATACTTTAGAAAAGAACTTCTAAAGTAAAAAACGTGCCTCGGTAGTTTAACGGTAAAACAGCGGATTTATATCCCGTGTGCAACAGATAATTGGCCAATGTGGGTTCGACTCCCGCCCGAGGTACCATTAAATTTAGATAAATAATAGAGAAGGAACACTAAACTTAAAAACCCAGTTTAAAGGTGGCACCAATGCTCTCAGTAAAAGTGAAAGGGTTGCGTGGCGGTAAACCGTACAGCGAATCTATAGCTGAAAATATTCACGACGCTGTTAATATAATGGCAAAGAAGTTAGCATTAAACTATCACAAAGGTGTAATTAATGTTAGGCTTGGTAGACAAAACAATCAATGGATTGGTGGTGATGCAGCCGGAACATGTATAGGCGAGTATAAAAACGGTTCGTGGACCATTGATATTGTGTTAGCTCGTAGAAAACGTTTTGGTTTGATGTTGAGAGTTCTTGCACACGAAATGATACATGCCAAACAATATCTTAAAAAAGATCTAACTGTAAAAGAAAACAAAGATGCTTGGAAGGGTAAGATCTGGACAGCTCGTAAAAAAGCAGACCCATATTATGACAGCCCATGGGAAAAAGAAGCATTTGGTAAAGAGCTTGCGTTAGCTCGTTATTGTAAAAAACGTATGGGATTGAAGAATGAAGACTTATCTCGTTGAAGATCTGTTTACTGATTTACCAGATGATCCAGATCATGTGCTGTTTACTATACCCCCAGAAATGATTTTAGAGACTGGCTGGAAAGAAGGTGATACACTTTCAGTTGAAGTGAAAGATGGTGTATTATATCTTTCTAAGGTTGACAGTAAATAAAATAAGTTGTATATTATAAGATAACATGAAGGTTATCTATGAGTTCTATTGGTCTCTTCCCAATCTTGGTATGTGATTACGATTATCCCGATCATGACGCATTCAAGAAAACATTTTTTTCTAACATAGAAAAGTATATTACCCCGTTTGACGGTGGAACCCAAGATGAATCGGGCACCGTTGTGCTACATCTAAACAAAGAGCTACAACCTTTCTATACATTTGTAGCTACATGCGCAAAAGATTATGTAAAAGAATTAGGCGTTGATCCAAGCGAGTGGGCTTACCATCTTGTAAAGTCGTGGTGGAATGCCAATGAAAAATCTAACATTCCAGAGCATGACCACAGCGATGCTCATATTTCTTTTGTATATTATTTAAATGCCCCGCCACAATCAAACAAATTGGTTTTCATGCCACAGCATTATCATCCCAACGATTTAACAAACGGATTGTTTCAAGACAACTATGCGGGCGAGACTACTATATTAAATCGTAATCAATATAATTCCTCGCCAGCGTTTGACGCACTAGAAGGTAACCTTATTATTTTTCCTGGAAGACTTAAACACGCAACTATATCATTGACTTCGCCAATGGAAGTTGACGATACTACACGCGACCCTAAAATACTTAAACAACGTCGCATTAGCATCTCTGGAGATTTTCTAATGACATTTAAGGATCCTAACAATCGTAGGTCGCTGGGACTGCAACCAATGGCTAACTGGATACGTTTTGTATAATGAAGTTTCTTGTTGTTGATAATGTGTTGTCAGATGATGAACTTGACAAAACTAAAAGATTTTTTCAAGATCTTGATTACGGTAATACAATCTGGATTGATAAGCATCAACTAGTTGAATTTCCTTTACAAAAGTTGCTTGATCTAGTTGGTCAAACATTTGACTTAACAAGTATGGTTGGTTGCGAATGCTGGTCGCACGTTAACACTGGCGCAGGATGGCATGTGGACAAAGATGAATTAGCATGGACAGATCGTCAAGAATTAAAATATCCTATATGTAGTATTGTTTACTATCCTCATATAAAAAATATGCAAGGTGGTAAGTTTATGACTAAAACACATTTGGCGTTACCAGTACCAAATAGATTATTAGCATTTTCTCCTGGACTTTATCATAGTGTGGAAAAGTTTATGGGCGAACGAATGAGCTGTGCTATTAATCCATGGTCATATAAATTGTAAGTATAAATAGTTTTATCAGTTGTTGACAGCTGACATTAAAGGCGGCAAGACCCCGGGGCAGTACCGGGCAGGTCCACCATAAACACATTGGACTGGGAGTATTTTGTAAAAAGACCTCTGGTGTGTTTATGATGGGCCTGAACTAGGATCGATTGACGTAATAGGAATGCCGAGACTGATTGACTGGCAAAGTGCCAAACAAAGTAACTGCAAACGATAATTTTGCATATGAGGAACTAGCCCTAGCGGCATGATTCTTCGGGGTAGGAAATACCTAGCAACAGAAAACACCAATAGGAGCCTTTGGGCTCCTATTTTTTTGTCAACTAAATCTCTGGCTAAGGCGTTATATGTATAGCAGGAATAGTTCTTGCTAGTTTCAAATCAAAGGAGATTACTATGAAACAACTTATCGCTATCGTTGCATCAATGTTCGCATTAACAGCTTTCGCCGCAGAACCAGCTAAGAAAGAAGAAGCTAAACCAGCAGCCGCAGCACCAGCTAAAAAGGAAGAAAAGAAAGCTGATGCCAAGCCTGCTAAAAGTGAGCCTGCTAAGGCAGACGCACCCAAAGCCGAAGCTGCTAAGAAGTAATCCTCTTAGATACAGTTTAATCAGACTTGATGGTCAAGATCCGTGCGATGTAGCCGTTGACGACGAAGATATTTATGTTGGGTATAGACGTCCTGTCTTAGTTGAATGCAATAAGAATTGTGAGCATGATGATATAAGTGATCATGCTAAATTTAGACTATGGTTGGCTCGACAACTAGCATTAAAAAGGTTTCGTGAAAATCAAGTAGCATAATAAAGCCCCGCAAGGGGCTTTTTCTATAATAGAATAAAACTATGTTTTTCTTTTACCTAATTAAGTATAAATATTTACATGTATGATAATGTGGGACCAAAAATGTCAAATAAAACACCATATGAAATTCGTTTGGATTTAGTTAAAGAAGCAAAGGAAATTCTGCAGGCTCGCGCTAAAAATCACGAAGATATGCCTAGCACTGAAGAAGTAATCAAGGAAGCTGAAAAACTCAACGAGTTTGTAAGCAAAAAGCCGCACGAAGGCAGATAATAATTAAAGATTTAAATAGGCTCTTTGAGCCTATTTTCTTGACTTTAAAATCAACATCAATTTGAATAAATATAACAATAACACCAACAGGAAGGAAACACAATGGCTACTAAATTAACTGAACACTTCACAGTTGAAGAGCTAACCGCGAGCCCAACAGCTAAAGCTAAAGGCATACCAAATACCCCTACACCAGAACATCTAGAAAATATGAAATATGTTTGCGAAAAAATTCTAGAACCAGTACGCACTCATTTTGGAAAAGCAGTAACTATTAATTCAAGCTATCGTTGCCCTGCACTTAACAAAGCAGTTGGTGGCTCAACAACAAGTCAGCACGTGAACGGCGAAGCTGTTGACTTTGAAATCCAAGGCATATCAAATAAAGTAGTTGCTGACTGGGTAAGCGAAAACCTAGAATTTGACCAAGTTATCCTAGAGTTTTATGTCGAAGGTGACAAAAACTCAGGTTGGGTACACGCTTCTATCAAGAAAGGTGGCGGTAACCGCAAGCAAAAACTAATTGCTAAAAAGGACGGTACTTCAACCAAGTATGTACCAACTAACGATTTTGATCCTACCAATGCATGGAAGGACCTATAAGGAGCACACATGTCAGTAAAAATTCTACAAGAAAAGGTTGGCGCTACATCGGATGGCGCATGGGGACCTGGCACACTAAAGGCTGCACAAGCATTTTACAAGCTAAGTGATGCGAGAGCAGCACACTTTTTTGCACAATGCGCCCACGAATCAGGTGGATTTAAAACATTCAACGAAAACCTAAACTATGGCGCACAAGGTCTATTAGGCATCTTTAAAAAGTATTTTCCTGATGCAGCCACAGCCGCTAAGTATGAGCGTAAGCCAGAAATGATTGCTAACCGTGTTTACGGTGGACGCATGGGCAACGGTGATGAAAAGAGTGGTGACGGATACAAGTATCGTGGTCGTGGTGCTATTCAGTTAACTGGTAAAAGCAACTATGAAGCATTTGCTAAGTATCAGGGCGATCCTGAAATTGTAACAAATCCAGATGTTGTTGCTACCAAGTATGCGTTTGAAAGTGCAATGTTCTTCTTTGAAACAAACAAGCTATGGGCTATCTGTGATAAAGGCGTTAACGATGCAGCTATCCTAGAGCTCACAAAACGTATTAACGGTGGTACCCATGGTTTAGACGATCGTGCTGAAAAGACCAAAAAGTATGCTAGCTGGTTAGCATAACTAAACAAACAAAAAGAAAATAGGGCCTCCGGGTCCTATTTTTTTGACTAAAATTTGCCAGTTTTCATGTGCGTATTTTTGTAGAGCAATAAATACATATAGAGTGCTTTACAATTTGCTCTACCTAATGAGGATATAATGACGGCAGCATGTTTTACCTGTCTGAACTGCGGGAAAATTAATCCTGTTAAAGGACACAGTTATACTAACAAATATTGTAATAATAGTTGTCAACAACAACATCGCAGTAGATTATTAGTAACTGAGTGGAAACAACATAAAGGCGAAACTGCATGGCGTCAAGTTCCTGAGTGGGTTAAAAAGTATCTCATTGAACAGCGTGGTTATCGTTGTGAAGAATGTTTAAATGAAATGCACAATGGATCAAGTATCCCATTAGTTGTAGATTATCGCGACAACAACAGTCATAACAATGCTGAAGAAAATTTAAAACTGATTTGTCCAAATTGTAGATCACAAAAATAAGGAGATTTAAAATGAAAACAGTAGGCGATGTAGTAACAAGTTTTGCAGTAACAGGAGTGAAACCTGGTGCGCTAACACCAGATGGTGCTTTTGAAACATTAACAGACAAGAGCTTTGAAGGCAAATGGAAGGTCATTGTGTTCTATCCAAAGGATTTTACTTTTGTATGCCCAACAGAAATTGTAGCATATGACAAGCTAAACAACGACTTTGCAGATCGCGATGCGGTACTACTAGTTGGCAGCACAGACAATGAGTTTTGTAAGTTAGCCTGGCGTACACATCATGAAGACCTTAAGAAAACCAATAGCTGGATGTTTGCAGATGTTGCTCGTGATGGCAACAGCCTCGCAGAACAGCTAGGTATCTTCTACGCACCAGCTGGTGCAGCACTTCGTGCAACATTCATTGTTGACCCAGACAACGTTATCCAGCACGTAACAGTAAACAACCTTGACGTAGGTCGTAGCCCAGATGAAACACTTCGCGTACTAGACGCACTTCAGACTGGCGAACTATGCCCATGCAGCCGTCCAGTTGGTGGCGCCACTCTGTAATATGCCACGAGTAGTTGCATTTGGGTGTAGTTGTACATACGGTGAGGCCCTATCAGATTGCTATAATGCAGTTAATGGCGGGGCAGGGCCTCACCCAAGTAAACTTGCTTGGCCGCAACTTTTAGCTAATAAATTAAATTATTCATGTATTAATCTAGGAGAACCTGCTCTTAGTAATGCAGGTATATTATTTAAACTTTTAAATTTTAAATTTGAGTCTGGCGATTTATGTTTTATAATGTGGACATATAAGACCAGAGATATAGTTTTCCAACCAAACGGAGAACATAAAAATTTAGGACGTTGGACCAAGGAGTGGCTTGATAATCAAGATATGTACAATATGGTGATAAAAAATAAATTGCATATGCACCATGCACAATTATATCTTGAATCTAAAGGCATATCCTTTTACTCTATGGATGTTGACTATTACAAATGGCATCCACTAGATCATATTATACCTAAGTGGGCAAGAAATTTAAAACTAGAAAATTTTAATTTTGAAATGCTAGAAAAGAAATTCCCGTTAGCACTTGATGGAGTACACTTTGGCGAGGATTGCCACAAAGAAATAGCTGATAAGTTATACAATAAAATTGTTGGAGAAACAAATGCTTGAATGTTTAATATTAGGAGATAGTATTGCTGTTGGTACACACCAGGTTCGCACAGAATGTGTGGCCTATGCCAAAGGCGGCATCAATAGCTGGCAATGGAATAAAACACACGGCGGCAAAGACCTAGCAGCCAAGACTGTGATTATCAGTCTAGGATCTAATGATCATCAGGGTGTCAAAACTCGTTATGAACTAGAGCGTATTCGCAACAGAATAACTGCTGATCGAGTCTATTGGATTTTACCTGCAATTAAACCTGATATCCAAGAGATTGTTGAAGACGTTGCTAATCAGCATCGCGATTGGATCATACGTATTCCTGATGTCAGCAAAGATGGTATTCATCCCACGGGTAAGGGTTATAGAAAAATAGGAGAAATTACAAAATGAACTGGGTAGAGATTATCAAGGATGCATTGCCTGATTACGCCAAGGATACAAGATTAAATCTAGATGCAGTTTTATTGCGTTCAACCCTAGATCCTGTTGTTGCAGAAGGTTGCGCTCTAGCAGCCGCAGTAGCAACTGGTAATGGAAAGATTGTTAGTATTATTTTATCAGCTATGTCGGACGGCACAGAAGTTACAACAAAAGAACGCGATGCCGCAATGACAGCAGCCAGTATAATGGCACAAAACAACATATGGTATCCATATAATGAAATGGTGGATAACGCATTTAAGGGTATGAGCCCAGGGCTTCGTATGAATGCTATAGCTAGTCATGGTGGCACCACGAAAGAAAGATTTGAGGCATACAGTTTAGCAGCCAGTATTGTAGGCAAGTGTCACTTCTGCGTTAAGAGTCACTTTAATACACTAAAGGAAGCAGGGTATAGCTTAGATCAGCTTAAAGATATTGGTCGCATAGCTAGTGTTATTAATAGTGTATGCAAAGTTCTGGTAGGTTGAGCGTATAGAAGTCATAAATATTCCCGCTATCCTGTACAAAACCTGTACAAGAGTTAAGCATATTCTATAGGTATTTTTATGTTTCGCGCAACAACTGCATTAATTATTGGACTAGTAGTATCGGTTTCAGCATTTGGTGCTGAGCGAGTATATAAGTTTGATAAAAACCAAGACAATCGTGTAAGTTATGTAGAACTTGCAGATAAGTGCAAAGTTTCAAAACATCTCTTTGAACTAGCTGATAAAAACGGCGATGGCGTGCTTTCAGAAGCAGAATTAAGAACAGCGAAGGATTATCTACTTGGCAACTGCCAACTAGAAGAAAAAAATTCTTAATTATTAAGATCTCAGCGTACAAGGAAGTACGCTGAAATTTTATCCAAAGTATTTGTTACCAACATTTTTCTAACATAAATAAATTCATGCGGGTGTAGCTCAGTTGGTAGAGCACTACCTTGCCAAGGTAGATGTCACGAGTTCGAGCCTCGTTACCCGCTCCATATTTTTAAGCCACTTAATAATACGTTTTAATACATGCATAGATAATTATTAGAAACTGGGGGATTAGCTCAGCTGGGAGAGCGGTAGCTTTGCAAGCTATAGGTCAGCAGTTCGATCCTGCTATCCTCCACCAAGTTTAACAACACCCAAACTGCCTCTTAACAATGCACACTATGAGGGTTACTTTAAGTGTAGAAAACAATTATTTTTAACAGGACACACAATGAACCGAAAAGAACGTAGAGCTGCCGAAGCGCAAAATAAGAATAACAATAACAATGAACCAGCGTCGCAAGCCAACGACGATGTCATGTATCGTTTGCTTGATGCAAAGATTGAAATTCCAATTGGTTTACTACGAAGTAAACATATTTTTATTGCTACCCCTTGTTATGGCGGACAAATTGGAGAGCCGTATTTCCGTAGTATGATGCGACTGTCAATTCTCTGTAACAAATATGATATTAAGTATACTGTTAGCACACTTGCAAACGAAAGTCTTATTACTAGAGGACGTAATACATTAGTTAGCTTCTTTATGGAAAACAAAGATGCTACGCATTTATTTTTCATTGACGCAGATATCGAGTTCCAGCCAGAAGACCTGTTAAGAATGATTGCATATGATAAGCCAATTACAGTTGGTGCATATCCAAAGAAAGCAATCAATTGGCAAAGTATCGTTCATGCTGCTCGTACCATCCCCGAAGAAACACCTGACACAATTGAAGGACATAGTTCAAACTATGTTGTAAACTTTGATTTCCTTAAGGATGAACAGGGTAATAGAACGCCACAGGTTCAAATCGTAGACAACCTTGTACGTTTAAAAGATGCTGGCACAGGCTTTATGTGTATTAGAAAAGATGTTATTCAACAAATGATGGATGCACATCCTGAACTCAAGTATGTAAATGATATCAATGTTGATCAAAAGTTTGAGCCATACATGTATGCGCTGTTTGATACTATGATTGATCCAGAGTCACGCAGATACCTAAGCGAAGATTATACCTTCTGTCGCTTGTGGCAAATGATGGGCGGAGAAGTTTATTTGGATCCACGCACAGCACTTAACCACGTTGGGCATTACACATTCCGCGGCAATATCCGTAAGCTATTCACAGGTGAAAACAAGCATGGCAAGTGATACAATTATCTCAGTACTCTTACCCACTCGCGGAAGAAAAGAAACTCTAAAGAGAAGTTTGGAAAGTCTTATTTCTACAGCAACATTGCCAAACAAGATTGAACTATTACTAGGCATCGATGATGACGATAAAGAAGTAACAGAATATATTAAAACAGAAATTGCACCATTACTAAAGCAATATAATGTTGAATGTAGAGCAAGTGTGTTCAAACCATTAGGGTACGAAAACTTACATACATATGTAAACACACTTGCAGGACACAGTAACGGCGAATGGCTATTTTTCTGGAACGATGATGCTGTAATGAATAGCCAAGGATGGGACGATGTCATTAGAAGCTACAATGGTCAATTTAAACTATTAGCACCAACTGATAACCATGAAGGTCATCCTTATGCTATTTTCCCCATCGTACCGCGCGACTGGTACATGTTACTAGATCATCTAAGCCAAAATGCACAAAATGATGCTTGGTTGAGCCATATTGCATACATGTTAGATATTTTTGAACGTACTACAATCAATGTTACGCACGATCGTGCAGACATTACTGGCAATAACAACGATCCTACTTTCCAGAATCGTAAGTATATGGAAGGCAACCCCGATGATCCTAGAGACTTTGGTCATCCAAATTTACAAAAGATGCGTGTAGCTAGCGCATACAAATTAGCATGGTTCTTAGACAAAATTGGTCAGCACAGTCATTGGTGGGATAATGTTGTCACCGGAAAACAAGATCCTTTTGTAAAAATGAAATTTGCTCAAGGTGTTAAAGGTGCAGGACAGTTGAATGCTGTTGACAATAATAAAATTGCCGACGACGAAACTATCACTTTGTAATTGACAAATATTTTATTTGCTTGTATAATAAGCAAATGAGTATAATCAAACATCTAATTACAGTACCAAGAAATGCACAAGTTTTTGTGTTTGATTTGAATAATCAAATTGATCACAACCAAATTGTAAACTCAGTACTTTCTTTTAAGGATCGGTATCCAGACAGTAACACTTCAAATGTTATTGCGTGGCATACTGATTATTTTGCCCATAAGCATACAACCGACTTTGACCAACTGATTATTGCGGTTGAGGATTGTGTAAGGACGGCACTAAACGATAATGATTTCAATGTATCGGTTGTTCAATGTTGGGCATCAATCTACAATAAGGGCGAAGGCGCAGCCTTACACGATCATTCTGATAGACTTTATTCAGCAGTATATTATGCTGAAGCCGCTTCCAATGCAAGTCCATTAAAATTTGAAGGTGGTTTAATTATAAATCCCGAGCCTGGTATGCTAGTGTGTTTCCCAAGCTGGTTAAAGCACGAAGTACCGGCTATGCGTTACAGCAGTCGCAGAATATCTATTGCTTTTAATATTAATTGTACACTGAAATCGTTTGAGGAAAGAACATGAGCACACACGCAATGATTGATATCGAAACATTAGGTACAAATCCTAACTGTGTGGTACTTAGTGTTGGAGCCGTTAAATTTGATCCGTATACCACGAACGAGCCTCACTCAAAGATGTTGTGGCGTCCCAGTGCCGATGAGCAGTTGAAGGCCGACCGTAGCGTTGATCAGGGTACACTAGAATGGTGGAGTAAACAAGCTGAACATATTCGCGAGGAAGCATTTAGCGAGTTTGGTCGTGTTGACTTAGATATGTTTTTTAAAGATTTAAATCGCTATCTAGTTGGGGTGGATAAAATTTGGTGTCAAGGCCCGCAGTTTGACATGGTTATTTTAGAAGATTTATTTAGACAATTTAATCATCATCGTAATTGGGCGTATTGGCAGGTATGTGACTGCCGTACTATTTTTAATATGATGCCTGCAGATCCTCGAAAAGCTATCCAACAAAATTTGCATAGTGCAGATGAGGATTCATATTGGCAGGCTGTTTGTGTGCAGAGAACATTTGAACATTTTCAAGTCAAACCTAGATAGTATTTACAAGTTTAATAAACTTTGAAAATGAAATGTTGTTGGGCGTAAAGTCTTTGATTAGATTACGTTTATGTTCTAATACATTTTGATTTTTATTAATCCATTCTAACTTTTTATCAGGCGACATATCCTTTAGTTTGCTAGATAGATTTAAAATTTCTTTCTTTAGAAGTTCTAATCTTTTTCTTGTGTCGGGTTCTTGATCAAAAGATAAATCAAACCAATCCTCATAGGTTTTAAAACCTAAGTGCGGTAATGACATTGTATTAATGCCCGGAACACCCCAAATTATAACAGGTATCATTGACAACATTGGCTTAAATACTTTTTCATCAACTACATTCTCAGACCCTTCCTGGAATGTTGTCATTGCTACATCAAACATAACATCTGAATATATTTCTTCTAACAGCCTTCCTGGGTTAGTATCGTTACCATAGAACTTTTTACCACGAGTGGTAAAGAAATTTATCATGCTATCGTTTTCTATGATATGTGGTTTTGTATAAACATTTTTAATATCATCTATCTCAGGATACGAACATATTATATCATCAGCAACTTCAGAAGTTAGTAATTCCTGTTGTAGCTTTAATCGCCAATAGCGAGGTTTTCTATTTAGACAAGAAAATATATAATTTCTTGATTTACTTCGATTTTGATTCAATTGACGTTCAAATCTTAACACCATTGCTATTAAGCCATTATAATATAGATTGTTAATTTTTGATTCTAAATTTGACTCGTAAATATCAAATGATAGATAAAATATATTATCATGCGGTATTGAATTTTTGGTAGCACTTTGTTCTAAAAGATAAACAAAACTTGGTTCTAAGCAGTTTGAACCTTCGTCGGTCGCATCAACGATAAATTTTGCTTGACTTTTTTGCAAAAGCTCTATACAATAACTATCTACATAGCTAAAAAAGTCAATGGAATGATCTAAAGAAGTAAAATTTGCACCACGTTTTACAAACAAATAAGGAGATGTTATTTGAGCATTATACTTTTGAAAGTATTCGTGTTCTTCAAGTTTGTAATTACATGGTGTTAGGTATGGATTTGTTTTCATCCACCTGTGTGTGTTTATCAGTGACATAACTTTATTTATAGGTAATTTATGAATCAACCTTGGAAAATTATTCAGGATCTAGAAGTACATAATCTGCGCACTAATAAGGAGCAGATTATTGATGCTAACCGCGACAACGCGGAATTCCTAGAAGGCTGTCGCCTAGCACTTGACCCAATGATCACATTTGGTCTCAAACAAATTCCGGAGAAAACAAATGAAGATGGTACTGGCTTGGATTGGGATAGTTTTACTCTCGCTCTTACTGGTTTTGTTAATCGCTCATTCACAGGCAACCTTGCACGTGATACAGTTGTTCGTATGATGCACTCTGCTACACAAGAGCAGTGGAACTATTGGTATCGTCGTATTCTTATTAAAGATCTACGTTGCGGCGTAAGTGAAAAGACCATTAACAAAGTTGTTAAGGGTGCTATTCCCGTTTTTGAATGTCAGCTAAGTCACGATAGCACTAACCATGAAAGCAAAGTATGCGGCAAAAAGATGCTAGAAGTAAAATTGGATGGAGTGCGTGTGTTGACCGTTGTCTATCCGGATGGGCGGGTGGACCAGTTCAGTCGCAATGGCAAGGAGTTGCTAAACTTTGGACATATCAAAGAACAGTTCGCGAGCGTAGCGAATGGTTTGAATGATCCAACAGTATTCGACGGCGAGATCATGAGCAACAGCTTCCAGGATCTAATGAAGCAGGTTCACCGCAAGGAAAACGTGGAAGCTGGTGATGCTGTTCTGCACTTGTTTGATATCATTCCCTTAGACAAGTTTCAAGAAGGTAAGTTTGAAGTCAAGCAGAAAGACCGCACAGCATGGCTCAGTCAGTGGTATTTGGATAACCAGAACAAGTTGCCTAATGTACAAGTACTTGATCATGCAGTAGTTGATCTCGACACAGAGCAAGGTCGCAAACTGTTTGCTATGTATAACAAGAGTGCAGTTGAAAATGGCTACGAAGGTATCATGATCAAGGATCTAAATGCACCCTATGAGTGTAAGCGTAGTGTTGCGTGGCTTAAATCAAAGCCTTTTATTGAAGTATCTTTGGAGGTAACTAAAGTTGAAGAAGGAACTGGACGAAATTCTGGAAGATTGGGTGCTTTGGTATGCTCCGGCGACGACGACGGAAAGCGTATTCAAGTTAACGTTGGCTCTGGCTTTAGTGATGCTGATCGAGATAGTTTTTGGGCTGCTCATGTTGAAAACGATTCTATCGTTGGTCATCTGATTGAAATCAGAGCAGATGCAATTACACAAAATCAAGATGGAACCTACAGTTTGCGATTTCCGCGATTCTTGAGATTCCGCGGATTTGAACAAGGAGAAAAAATTTAATTTTTTCCTTGACAATATTTTAAAAGTGTTTATAATGGGAACATAAATAAAGTATCTGCCCTTAGCTCAGCTGGATAGAGCAACGGCCTTCTAAGCCGTAGGTCAGTGGTTCGAATCCACTAGGGCAGGCCAAATTTAGATTAAGGTTACCAGAGGGAAAGTAGAGGGCAAGAACTAGACGGTGCCTGCGTATGCGGGTATCGTGAGGTGCAGTATCGGTGATGCAGATACAACTCGTCAAAACGAGTGCGGGGTCTAGTTCATTGGTTGAATGATTTATTTTTACGCCCCGATGGCGGAATAGGTAGACGCAACGGACTTAAAATCCGTTATCTTCGGGTGTGCCGGTTCGAGTCCGGCTCGGGGTACCAATTTAGGATATATACATGAACAATGATGATATTGTAGTTTCAGCAAACAGCTGGTATGATAATAATAACATGAATACAATCAATTTAGGGCCAGCTGAACCGTTGATCTTAACTACATCGTCTAGCGGCACCAACGGCATTAATTTTAAAGACCTTGACTTTTCATACTCCCAGAAATACAACAATTCTAAGAATGAAGAAGCGGTTGATTATCCGGTTTCCCCACTTGCTATTATTCTAGAACTGTTTAGTCAGGGCATGAATATTTGTGATGTTGTTACAGCAGTGATGGAAAATAGAACCAACAAAGTAACAGATCAAAATCTAGAACTTGCTAACGAAATCAAAGAGTACTATCGTTCTAAGATTATTACCGATACACTAAGCGGCAAGAAAAGAAAATCTCAATTTAGGTCTGATTTGATGATGGCTATTGCATTGTTGGATCTCTGTCAGACAAAGAAGTCTTTTATCCCTATGCTGGCTAAACTCCCTTCATTTTATAACGAAGATACAAAAATGCAGGATATTGTTTCCAAGCATACAAGTTTGAGAGACGAGTTGTTGAACATCATGCACACAGATAAGAATCTAGAACTACGATTGATTGATACAGTTGCAATTAATCGCAGAAATTTAAAGAAACAGTCTTTCTTTTTTGTTGACAGTGATAACTATCTTTACACATTAGATGCTGATTTAAAAAATAGTCTTATTCCATTTATGCAACTACTTACAAATGATAAGATAGTAAATATAAAATGTAGGTTCAAAGGCGTGCATAATCCTCATCACAAGTTTAACCTATTCACAATTATTGATATTAAGGAAGTAAGTGGAATTAAAACATATGGATGAAATATTAGCTATCTTAGCTAAAAGTTGTTTGGTAAGTTTATCTGTGGCTTTGGCCGTTTGGGTAATTGACGGTTACCATATTGGATTTGGTTGGTTCATAGTAGTACAGATTATGGTAGCGTTGTTTATGTTGGTAGCCCATGTTGTAAAATTACAACAAGTTGTAAAAAAACCACAAAAATAAACCTAGTAAAATCAATAGTTTAGCGACCCTTGTAAGTCATTGATTTGCAAGGGTTTTTTATTGGTTGACATTTCTTCGTTTTTTGCTATACTAATAATGTAAGATATGAAAGAAGATACCAAGTTAAAAAGCATTAAATGGGCCGCTACTGCGCTAATTATTGTAGCGACAGCTAGCAGAGCATTTGAGGAACATAATTTGGATCTTGTTGCTGGTGCGGCCGGAACGTTTCTGTGGCTAGTAGCCGCTTACAAGATGCGCGAATCCGCACTTTTTTTGGTGAATGCTGTATGTTTAGGGTTTTTGCTCTACGGGGTAGCTAAAATTGTTGTGTAAAAACAACAACTTAAAAGTGGTTGACCTTTAGTAAAATTCCGGTATAATATACATATAGTGTTTGATAAAGGACTGATATGAACTGCGATGTAACATTGAAAGCCGACGAGTTTAAGACAATTCATAATGCGCTGTGGGCATTGCAGTATCGCGATGGAGTAGACGTTAACTCAACGGTTGAAACAATTCGCGAAGCACTCAGTGGTGCTTATGAGCAAGAGCGCAACGACTTTGATCGCAAATATGCGTATTACAGCCAAGTCAAAGAAGAAATTGGCGCCAAAACTATTTGGAGCATCTACGAAGTAGCTGACTTGGACCAGCCCCATCCATATAGGTCAGGTCTGTTTGTGACTTACACGGCTTGGGGTGCTGAAACTCAGCATTGTGCGGTTTATGGTAATACATGGCGCGACCTTTATCGTGCTGCCGATAATTGCATTCGTAATTCTGGTGATGAACACCATGTGTTCATTGAAGGTTTCCGTCTTGACGGGGACAAATTGATTTTGACAACTGGCTCATAAACCGGTTGACAAAAAGGAACATAGTGCTATACTATGTATGTTGAGAAGTTGAAGTAACGTTGGAACAATTGTAAATTTTTAACAAAGGAAATTATCATTATGGCAAAGTCTAAGGCAAATGTTGTTAAGTTTTTTCACTCGGATGCTGGTCACGGCTGGCTCGCAGTGAAGACCCGCGAGCTGGTTGAGCTCGGTATTGCAGATAAGATTACTGCATTCTCCTTTACTAAGGGCAAGAGCTCTTATCTTGAGGAAGATGTAGACATGGCAACTTATGTTAATGCCCAGAAGGATCGCGGCGTTAATGTTGAAGTTCGCCAGGGTAAGCGTTGGGATAAGAAGTCTCCGATTCGTGCCTTCCCGGCATATCAGGCTACTGTCACTGCGCCTGTGGCTGAGACGGTTTCTCAGTAATAGGCTAGCGTCCAACGTTACTTCAACAGTAGGGGGCGGAAACGCCCCTTACTTATATCTAGTAGAGGTAAGTGTTATGGTTGATCGTGTAGTTCGAGACGGTATGGTTGCTGTACTGTACAGCCCGGGTTTTGGCGCAGGCTGGAGCACCTGGGCGGGGTCTGAATTCAGAGAGCACTATCTATTTGACCCAGAAGTTGTTGCATGGGTTGAAAATGGTAAGGTTGACTCCCTGCCTGACCTAGAAGTAAAGTATGGCGACAGATACTTTTATGATGGTGGTGCAGACGATCTAGAAATTCGTTGGGTACCTATTGGTACTCGGTTCCGTATACATGAGTATGACGGTTCCGAGAGCGTAGTATTGGATAATGAAGATGAATGGGTAATCGCATAATGAAAACGCAAATTAAAACTTCTGAGTTGTTTACTAAAACTAAAATTGTTTTTAACCCTGCTAGCAAGGAGCATGTTGCTGACTATAGAAACTTCCTTTCTACGGGCGGTTGGCGCAATGGTTGTGCGTATCTACTTGAGTATCCTTACTTAGATATTCCAACTATGATTAATCGTAAGATTGTAGATCATTTTTTAGAACTAGACGCAAGTAAAAAGGCACAAGCACGTTAACATGAAGTTCTTGGTGCTGTCAGAAAACAGCAACGGTACTTGGCCTTATTTACACTTTCGTGGTTTAGGTGCGTACGAGCTAGTGCGTAGAATTGAAGCCGCTGGTTACAAATCTACAGTTATAGATTGGTTCACACATTGGAATGAGGAAGAGCTTACCGAAGCAATAACTAAATGGTTTGGGCTTGAGGCTGACCCCGTTATAGCTATTAGCACACCTTTCTCCCCCAATGACGTACATCACTTAGAAAAACTACTAGGTTGGGCTAAAGAAAAATGGCCCAACCTAGTAGTACTGCATGGGGGCGCACGAGTCTTTGATCCCAACATTAAAAACGTTGATGTGTTTTTTCTCGGCCGTAGCATGCAGATTTTTGACGATTGGTTGCACAAGAAAGACTTATCTAAGTATATAGTTAATCAAAATCCCTTAGTATTAAAGAACTTAAATTTTAATCAATACGTAGACACACCAGTTGTTCCAGATATTAGGCTTGATGATTTCTTTACTAAAGATGATATCTTAGGATTTGAGATTGGTGTAGGTTGTAAGTTTAATTGTACATTTTGTAACTACGAACTACGAGGCGCAAAAATATCTAAGCTGTCTGATAGCGCAAGTTTGCGTAAATTTTTTCTTGCAGCTCACGAGAGTTTTGGAATTGAAAACTTTTTCATTGCCGACGATACCCCAAACGAAAGCGACGTAAAATTAGAAATACTTGCTGATGCCATTGAAGGACTACCATTCAAACCTAGAATAACTGGTTTTGCAAGACTTGATATCTTTGCGGCGAGACCAAGTCAAATTGAATTATATAAACGTATTCAATTTGATAGTTTGTTTTTTGGAATTGAAAGTTTTAATGAACAAGCAAGTAGGATGATACGTAAGAAGAGTGATTTCTTTAATGTATATGCGGCGTTAAAAACATTAAGGGACATATCACCGGACACATTCCTTGTGGGGGGTTTAATAGTTGGCTTGAACGGAGATTCAGAATTAAGCATACGTCATGCTGTCAAACGAGTTATTGAAGAGCAGTTATTGGATAGTATTCAACTTTATCCTTTATCTATCACAAACGCAACTTCAATTTTTGACGAAGGTTTTCTTAGCCAACTTGACGAGAACCCTGGAAAGTTTGGTTATAAAATTTTTACAGAAACGCAACCTTTTAGATCGTCGAGCCTTGTTAGAGAAGTAAAGTGGGCTAGTGATTGGAGTAATTTGGAATTGGCTACTAATTTAGCTAACACCATTTCAAAAGAAATTTCAACGCAAATAAGCGATCTTAATCACATGGAGTACGCTGGATTAAGGTCACTTAACTTAGTAACCAAAGGCACAGACTTTTATTTGAGCATTGACAAAATCAGAAAAAGAGCATATAGTAAGTCAAGTAGATTGAAGAAAGAATACATTGCAAATAAATTAAAATTTTTTAAGGAATATCATGAGTAATCTAGAGGTACAAGAATTAGCATCACTAGCCAAAGAAGTTGAGTTGGGTGATCCTATTGATTGGGGAATGTTAAGTATAAGTGAAGATCAGGCTTATTATTTGATGGCTAATAATGTTTTAGAAATGTTCAAAGACACTCCGCATGATCAGCGTCTTACTGTAGCACTTGCATCATTGACTAAGATGCTGGTAGAAAATTTTGTGCTAAATTTAAAACTACAGGGTATGTAATATGGACGATGACAAGGAAAAGCGTAGACTAGCCTTAGACAAGCTATTTGAAATTGGGCAAGAATTACAAAGGGCCGAGGACGAATATCGACGCGACACTGATACATGGTGGAACAACCTTAGCGTTGAAGATCAACAACGTGCTTTCTTTAGTGTATGCAGTAGATTATATCGTGGCGAAATGATTGAACGACGTAGCTATCGCGGTGTTCTTTACGATGTGTTTGGTTGGGGTCCTGAAGCATATGGATTAGGCATGGCGTGTAACTATATTGATTTGCACAATGCCATAGTAGTAAAGGAAAAGAAAAATGAAGAAAAATAAATGGTTAAAGGTAGCAGGCATTTATGCAACTGTTGGTATAGTTGGTCTTGCTGTTTATTACGCTAATCGAGTTCGCAAAGAGATCAATGCGTTAAATGATTTAGATCTAGATATGGGTAACGATTCAAATTTGAGTTCAATGTTTAACCGTAAAGACTAGACTTGTTTATGAAAAAGATATACTATGAAAAACGTGGACGACGTTACGTACCTGTCTCTGAGTACGACAGTGATTACTTGGATAGCTTTCCAAAAGGTAATCACTTGGTTTCAGTATATCCCGGAGGCAGTAGCCGCAGGTTTAATATTGATCCCGCTTATGCTCCGATGATTGCGGCTGCTCGTGTAGCAGAAGATGCTATCACCCGGGCGATGCATCAGGCCAGCGAAGCCAAACCCAAAGAGCGTCCTATTACACCGCGCCAACGTAAGGCTTGGGAAGAAATGAAACATGCGTTTGGTGATGAGTTTTTTAGTTTAACTATCCCTGCATCGCGAGACTTGGCCGAAGCAGGCGTGAAGGCTATGCAGGAAGAAGCTGACAAGCTAATGCAGAACCCTAGTGTGCGCGATGCATACGAAGCGTTTTTGGTTACTTGTGCGTTAACCAAGGGTGCAAACAATGCATGATAATGACTGGGTAGATGCTATTGTAATCAGCGACCTTAAACATGTTTATAGGGAAAATAGTAAACTAAATAAAATTGATAACAGTAATGATTACATTGATCCTGACTGGGATTTTTTAGCCGCAGTTGAAAAAGTGTTGCGGTATTACATGACTGATATAGAATACAACGATTGGATAAAAGAAAATGAAAGTAAACATTGGTCCTTATAAAAATTGGTTTGGTCCTTACCAGCTAGCCGAAGCACTTTGCTTTTGGGCTAAACCAATTACAGACAAATATGGTATTGAAAGTAAGCCGCATTGGGTGCATGACTTTGGTGAATGGCTTGCTCACGGTAGTGTAGAGCCAGAGCCTACTAAAGAAAATCCAGTCAGCAAATGGCGTGATGATCGACCAGAAACTTGGCTTTATAAGTTCTTGCTATGGGTTGATAGTAAGCGGAAGCGCCGTATCGAAATACTAATTGACAAGTACGATACCTGGAGTATGGATCATACTCTTGCATATATTATTCTTCCTATGCTTGAGCAAATGCAAAAGACCAAGCATGGTGCACCATTTGTAGACGACAAGGATGTGCCTGCTCATCTGCGTACTACGGCTGCAAAGCCTCTTACAGAAGAGGAAAAGAACTGTGGTGCAACTGATGAAAATCACTTTAAGCGTTGGGACTGGGTACTAGGCGAAATGATCTTTGCCTTCCAAAGCAAGATTGACGATGATTGGACTCAACAGTTTCACAGCGGCGAACATGATATGTACAGTGAAGCTATTGAGTGGGATGAGCTTTCCGGTAAACCTACAATGTATCAGCTAAAGCGTGGTCCTAATGACACAGCTCGTGTTGATATGAAAGGAATGCGAGCATATCAGAAGCGTATTAGTAATGGCTTCCGTTTGTTTGGAAAATACTACGAAAACCTTTGGGATTAAATAAATACTACGTAGAGGAATAAATAATGTCTCAGGAAATTGTACTGTTAATTGGGTATGTTGTTGGTACATTAGTAGGAATTATGTTTGGGTTCAATTACGGAATCAAACGTGGTGCTAATGTAGCAATTGACATCATGATTAAAAACAATTTTGTTAAGTGGCGTAAAGAAAAAGGCGAAATTATTCTAATGACATTGGACCAATAGAAGAGGATAAGTTAATGGCATTATTTCACAAGCACCTAATTATACGTGCTGAACTGAATAATCCACCCAAGTGTTCTGAAGCAATAAACGATTGGATGCGAACACTAGTTGAAAAAATTGATATGAAAATCCTGATGGGACCTTACTCTGTATATTCAGATGTCCCCGGTAACAGAGGATTGACTGCCGTTACTATTATTGAAACTAGCCACATAGCGTTACATGTTTGGGACGAAGATGACCCAGCATTGATGCAACTAGATGTATATACTTGTAGTACCCTAGATCCATACGATGTTATGGATGCAATTAGCAAATTTGATCCTTTAAAAGTTGAAATGAAGTATATTGATCGCGAGCATAACCTTGTAGAAATACCCTTAGAATAAAATGCAAATTCTTGCTAAAGAACTAACTTTAGGATCATTATTTTCATATCCTAAAGTTGAAGGTACAATATTGCCCAGCAACTTGAATGAAATAGCCAGCGAGATCATTGCTCGCCGCGCTGAAATTTATCCTGGTTGCATGAACGTAGAAAAAGATGAAGATTTTAATTACATCTCCACGGACTGGAATACATATCATGATTATGTATGCATGGACATATTTCCCAAACTTCGTTTCTTATTCCCGTACATTATAGAATCTCTAGAAATGGTTGGAGACAATTGCAGAGATTATTACTTTAAGAGTTGGATCAATATTTGGCCTAACAAGCAAAGTATAAACCCGCACATACATTATGGAGAATGGCACGGGTACTTTGTTATTAAAGATACCGGGACAGAAACCTATTATGTTGATGGAGTTGAGCCTTTAAAAAGAAAGATAGTGCCGCTAACAAATTATGATGGGCATTATGTTTTTATGCCAGCTAAAGTTTGGCACTGGGCACAGAAAAATCCTAAGAAGGAACTTCGTCTTAGTATGGGATTCAACTTGTCAAGTTGGGAAGAAGTCCTAAGGGAAGAACGAGAAGATGCTGAGGCTCGCGGCAATAAAATCAGAAATGTAGTTATACCTTTAAAAGATTACATTTAGTCAAAAAAAATAACATAGTAGTTAAATATATGATAAGTATCGGGGCAAAAAAATTTACTGGTGCGTATCATGCTTCATCTCATACAAGACATTACAGACAATTATTTAAAATTTATCAACGACGATCCTGTGCGTCCAAACATACCTGTCATTGAACGGGTTGGTAATAACAAAGACATTTTTATACTTTGTGATGACGGTGAAGTAGCTGCCATAACCTGTGTGAGTTATCAACGAGAAATACCCACGTCCGAGGAAGAGCTGTTTAGAGAAAACCGTAGCCCATCTGTTGCAGTATTTTATACAATTTGGAGTTATAAGCCAGGGGCAGGACGAGAACTAATATTAAATGCTGTTGACTATCTTTTAGAAAACAACAACAATATTAAACGTTTTGTTACACTAAGCCCAAAAACAGAAATGGCTCGAAGATTCCATTTGAAAAACGGTGCTGTAGTGCTACAGGAAAATCCCCATACTGTCAACTACGAATACCGCCAAAAACCGCTAAATTTGTGCCAAAAACCCACAGAAATTAGTGTTGTAAATCAACAACTTACAGAGCCCTAAAAACGGTTGACCTTTTTCCTATTTGTGCTATACTATGTATATAGTAAGAAATAAGGAGTTAAGGATGTTAGCAAATACTAAACAAGTGCGTGTTATCGGAAACAGCATTGTAGGATTTGGCGCACAGTATACCGAAAAAACTAGCAAATATAGCGCACAACGACGTAGTGTAGTTTGGGCATACAGCAAACTTGGCGTTGCGTCTACAATAGCAAAACTACTGCAACAGGAGTTTGCTAAGTTAGGGTACACTAACCGGGTATCTGTAACTCAGGATCAATATCTGCGTGTAATAGCAAATTTAGGTTAAAAGTGGTTGACAGCAGACCAAAATCTGCTATACTACATATGTAGGATGAGAAATAAGGAGTTAAAGATGCAAGCACTAGTAAAGTTTATTGAGCAGAAGAATCACTGGAACAGTTTCTTCAAAGGCGAGCAGTACGAAATTGCTACTGCCAAAGGTCGTCAACGTGTTGCAGACATGATTGATGCGGCTCTTAGCCCAGAGAACTTGACCTGCGATGGCGAACTGCCCCGCGCAGAAGTTAATCGTCGTTATCGCGAACTAATGACAGCGGCCAAGCAGTTGAAGAAGCTGGACCCAGCTGTTACGTTTTACGAGTACGAATCCGAAATTGCTTAAGGAGCAGAGCATGAAATTTACAGTTCACCAAATCCAAATTGCCCGTAGCGTTTACAACGAAGTAAATGCACTTGGACATGAGGAAGCCGCAGTTAAGTTCCCCGAGTACCGTGCTTACATGGATACCATGTTCCGTGGCAGTAAAGGTTTCAAGCCGGAATATGAGAAATATTATTCTCCGGTCTGCGTAATTGAAGCAGAGGATTTGAACCAAGTCTTTGACATTGGAAACATTGGTCCCGAGGAGCGTATCGAGAGAATTGCACCCATGCACAGCGTAAGTGTTGGTGACATCATTGAATGCGGCGGCACTGATAAGATACGTGGTGTACGCTTTATGGTCGACAGTATGGGATTCAAGGAGTTGGTTTAATGCGAAATAAATCAATTAATAATTGGATTATTGGACTAGTTAGTCTAAGTATTTTTCTAATCGTGGCTGGTCTAGTTGGGCAAGCTGACTATGAGGACGCTCTAATACAAGAACGAGCTTATTGCGAGCAGGTGGATCTCTTCAAGCAAACCAACGGCGAAAAAGGTTGGCCAGACTATAACGAAAATTATAATAGTGTGTGTGCAAAATATGATCGAAGTGTATCTAACCGATAAAAACTATAGCAACTTTGCAGAGATATCGCAGTGGGCTCAAGAAAATTGTACAAGCTATATGGGTGTTGATGTACAGGATATCAGTGACTTTAGTTACGTTGCAGATGAGATTGCTATATATAAATTTGACAATAGTGCTGATGCGGCCATGTTTACTTTAAAATGGAAAGCCAATGACAACTAATGCGTTTATTTTTAGTTGGGATATAAATGGTGTTGAAGCCATCGTCCCTATTACACAGTATGAAGATTGGGATACTGTTAATGCTTTTGCTACCCTACGTGGTGAAAGTGCTGGTAAAAATCCTCTATGGGAAATAGTCAGTCTTTTGAAACTTCGCGCCCAAGCCAATTCACAGCGTTATTATGAAATTTACGCTGTGGATTGTGATGCAGATATTAGCGAAACTGAATGGCGCCGGATGTGGGAAACAAACCCACAGAGCTGTGCAGATCTCATACGCGACCGGGGCGTACACATCTACGGTGAGCCAATTGGTAAGCAGAAAATTCTTATACGCTAATTAGCAAGGCATATTATATTCTTCGCGTAATATCTTCTTGTAAGGTTTGCCTTCTTCGATAAGCAAGCATACGAGCTTTAACTTATCTGCTAAAATTTGCTTGTCGTTCATCTGTAGCGCAACAACTATTTCGCGAAGTTCATCAAGTGTTACTGGTAAATCCATATATTCCGTCCCTAGGCTGCTTTGCAGCCTTTTTTCTTATGTAAATTATATATAATTTCAAAATAGTTAGTACCCTAAATCAAGAAACTTAGGTAATAACATCAACCGCGACTTAAATATGTATATGAAAAAATACAACCCATACGATAAGTACGCATCAAGTTCTGATATCAGTCTTGGCGAATTCATAGTTGAAGATTGGAATTGCGAGCTTGTAGAACCAAAACATCCTGCATTACATTCAAGTGCTACTGTAGATCCTTTCAGTGGTAATGTTGATTGGAATGTTAGAGAAAAAGAAATGATCAACCTAATGATTGCAAACTTTGGTATTGGTCTCGCCAGCACTCAGGTTGGTAGTAGTTATAATATGTTTGTTATGAAACATAGTGTTCTAGGATACATTGGTGTATACAAACCAGAAATTGTAGAAACCAAAGGCGAGGTAACTTATGAAGAAGGATGCCTAACATGGCCTCTACTATACATACATGTTAAAAGACCTGCCGAAGTAAAAGTAAGATTTTATAAAACAGACGGTGTTACAATTGTAGAAACCTGGATGGATGGCATGGACGCACGTTGTTTTTTACATGAGTATGATCATCTACAAGGCACCAACTTTATTGATCTTGTAAGCGATTTTAAATTACAGCGTGCCAAAGAAAAACGCGACAAGCGTTTTAAGAAATTAGAACGTCGTATAAGGTAATGGAATACCCATTCTACGTGAACAATTTTGATCGTGTACGAGATCATAAGAGAACATATCCTAGTATAGGTTGCATATTTGAACAACCTATGGCTTTTTGGTACGGTGAACGTAATGGTAAGCCAATGGATAAGATTGATAAAAGCCTAGCTAGATTATTTCGCAGAGCCGGCGATAAGCTGCCAATATTTGTAATTTACAATCTTCCTAATCGAGACATGGGACATTACAGTAAAGGTGGTTCAAACAGTCATGATACCTACTTAGAATTTATTACAGCCTTTGCTAAAGGTATTGGCGATCGTAAACCAATAGTTATCTACGAACCAGATGCATTACCCCACAGCAACGAAATGAGTTTAGTTGATGCGATGGGCCGGTGGGGGCTGATGTCTACCGCACTAAGTATACTCACAGAAGAGTCTAATGCACTAGTGTATGTGGATATAGGACACAGTAATTGGCTTGATCCTGAACGTGCAGGCAAACTTTTAGAAACAGTTACTAACGATAAGTGCCGCGGCTTTAGTGTTAATGTAAGCAACTTTAGAACAACTGCTGAATCAGTTAGCTGGGCTGAACGTGTTGGAGAATATACTCGTAATCCAAACTTTGTGGTTGACACAAGTCGCAATGGGAATGGTCCATATGGTAATGAATGGTGTAATCCACCTGGTCGAGCGTTGGGTCATATACCAACTACAGTCACAGGGCACTTCAACTGCGATGCTTATTTGTGGGTCAAAGTTCCAGGAGAAAGCGATGGAAAGAAAAATAAAGGCCCAAGAGCTGGACGGTTCTGGCCAGAGTATGCAGTTGAATTAATTAATAATACGACGTCCTATGACAGTTAATATATGAATGTTGGAATTCTTTAGATTTAACATATCCTGTAGGCCAGTTATTAAAGTTTTCGTTTAGCGAAGAATATTCAAACTCATTCAAGCAAGCGTCCCAGCTAATAAAATCCCCCGCGGATTTAATGCTTGGCATATCAACTAGGCTCATTAAATCGCCTTCCCAAATTAAATTTTTATTAGCTGTGACTTTTTTGCTGTACAGCAATTTTATAAATGATTCTTTTTCAACGGGTCTGTTATAAGTTTCGCTAATGTATTCTACGAATTCATTTAGGCAAGGATCAAGATTTTTAAAATTGTATTTGTTATTTAGATTCTCTGATGTAAGGTTCGTTAAAGAAAACAATTTTATCTTGTTTGGGTAAATTGTTTTGATGTTTTGCTTATGACAGTTTTTCAAAAACCTCATCAAACCTTCTGAGAAGATATTATCTCCAAACATTTCGTGTACATAAATATCGCCAACTGGCAGCATATCAGCATGTAAGTTTAAATTTAGTACAGTAACGTTTTTGTTATTGCCAAACAGTTTGTTTAAATGGTCAACTGTTTCTAGATCAATATCAACGGCATACACATGGCTAGCACCATAATACAAGGAAACCCAGGTCCATATGCCACTGCCCGAGCCGCAATCTACAATAACTTTGTCTTTGACGTTATTTTTTAAAAAGTCTAGATATGCTGAGTTTCTTTTATAGTCAAAAATCAGTGATGAAACTCTCGGCAAATCTGCTGCCGATAAAAACATTATGAAACGCCGCTGGGATCCTGATTGTCTTCTGCATCAGGTGTAACTGTTACAGCTTGTTCTTCAGGGGCATTAAGTTCAGCTTCTAAATAGTGTTTAGCTGTACTTATATAGTCAGATGCTTTGATAATTTTTGAAGCCCACCATTCAGGTAAATCGCCATTTGGAATAGTACCTAGCATTTTATATAAGTCTACACAATACTTGCCCATCTTATATAATTCTTGGCGCAGCATATCAGGTTCGTCATCAACGTGTCCAATAACAGTTTTTGTTACGCTGTCGCCAGTTTCAGCTTCGTCCTCTTGAATTACAAGAGTCTTTGGCATAATGCCTGCTAGTCTTTGTAATCTTTCAATTTCGTTCATATTACAAGCCTGCTAGTTTACGTAATTGTGCTAGAGCTGACGATACAGCGTTATTTGTTGTTTCTTCAACAGCTTCGTCCTTCTTAATGGCTTTAGCAATCTTATGAGCATGAGTAATTGTACTCTTACGCAATGGTGGTTCATCATCGTCGGCCTTCATTGCTTGTGCCATCCCAATAGCATATGGATTCTTTTTCTTGGCTTCTTCCATGTCGTTGCCTTTGGCCCACTTAACAAGATAATTTAAACGTTTGAGGAAGTCTTTAGATTGTGTTAAATCATCTTCGGGTGATTCGTCTGCGTGATCGTCTATGATATCAAATAATTCATCGTCAAAAACAATACCATATAATTTTTCGCCTGCTTCTCCAGCTGGCAACGGCTGTTGCATCAGATCATGTAGCTGACTTAGTGCATCTTGTGCTTCTGCTTGATCGTCTGAAAAGATACCATGATTCATGGTGCCTTCTTTTACATCTTTGCCTTTGCCTTTAGCAGCCGCTAGTGCCGCTAACTTAGCACGGTTGGTTGCTGCTTCTTTGTCGTGCTCTTTATCTTCGGGCTTGATATCCTTGTCGTACGCATCTTCTTCATTTACACCATACTCATTCTTAATGCTGGATAGGTCAACTGATTCTTTCTTATTGAACTCATCTTCGTCATCCATGTCGTTGTATGCTGGACTGTCATCGCCGGCTTTCAATTCCATGTTCTTAACAGCATTAACAGTAACATCTAGAACAAACTTTTTCATGTCCATTGGGAGACTGCTGATGCTGCCGCCTTTTTGATTCATGTATTGTACGATGTCGCTGAGTTTCTGTCCAACTGCTAGACTGTTATCATCTTTTGGATCTAGTCTTTCGCTGAACTCTGCAATAAGTGCTTCGGGCGAACGTTGTAGTGCAAGAATAAATTGTTCCTGTTTTGCTTTAGGATCATTTGCATCAACCCCTTTGGGGAAACGATTAGCGATACTCATCTTAGCACTAGATGCACTAGGAGGTAAAAACTTCGCTGTTTTTGCATCTGCTTCAGCATTGAATGCAATTGGAGCAGCTTCTTCTACTGGAAGACCTGCTAGCTTTCTCATAATGTTAATTTGTTCGCTCATTTTATTACCTGCTACCTTAGTATAAATTAAATTAAAAATCTTATCATTGTACTTGCCAAATTGTTTTAGATAGACTTCCTTTGCTGCTTCTGCATCGGGTGCATCAACCAAAGCCTGTCTAAAAGCACTAGCACTAGCTACTTCGTCACCTGTCATGATTGTTGGCGCTAACGTTATATAACCGCGCTCGCTCATTGGGCGAGGATCAGCCTTTAGTGTATTTATCTTTTGATAATACTTAGGACGAGTCTCGCCTTTAACAGTCATGTCTAACCCAGTGTTTGGATCAACATTGTTAAATGGGAAACGATCGAGGTCTTTTTCGCCTACAGCAAAAATAATTATTGTTGTATTTTCATCAAAGTACTTTGCATAATCATCTTTGTGATAAGGTCTTACTGCCATCAATACATGATCTGCTGGTATTCCGTGCGAAGCTATAATAGCCTGTTTTTCTTTAAAGTTAAACGGACTCTTTGGAAGCTCAACTTTATCGCTGGTTCCTACAAATACATCAGCATCAGGAAACTGCAACTTTAGCTGTTTGTATACTTCAGCATGATGTGCCAGCATTGGCTGAAAACGGCCTGGATAGATAATGACTTTTTTCATACTAGTATTTATCACTAAGATAAATATTAAGTACTTCTTAAGAAAGGATGAACATGGCTTATTCTAATAAAGTCATTGATCATTACGAGAATCCCCGAAATGTTGGTAGTTTTGACAAAGCTGATCCTGCTATAGGTACTGGCATGGTTGGAGCACCTGCATGCGGAGACGTAATGAAACTTCAAATTAAAGTTGAAGACGGTATCATTACCGATGCTAAATTTAAAACCTATGGCTGCGGTAGTGCTATAGCCAGTAGTAGTTTAGTTACTGAATGGGTAAAAGGCAAAACGCTTGAACAAGCAGGAACAATTAAAAATACTCAAATAGCAGAAGAACTTGCACTCCCGCCTGTTAAAATACATTGTTCAATATTAGCTGAAGATGCTGTTAAGGCTGCTATTAATGATTACGAAGCTAAATGTAAATGCTCTAGTCCAGCGTAGTACACCAAACACTTAATTCGCCAATCTCTATCCCTGGAGGTTGGTCCAAGCACCATTTAATCATATCAGCCAGCTGTTCAACTGACATCATTTTAAACTGGTGGTGTACTTCTTCTGTCATATCAGTTTTAATATAACCAGGATTAATATTAATGATTCTACATCTCCTATTGGGGTCTCTGATAGCATTGACTGCACTTGACCTCAGGAGTTTTTTGTTTATGGTATATTGACGTTGGCTAGCTGCATTGTATATGGTTCTGCTGTTTATATTAACTATGGTTTTTGATTCATCCTGCTTCCAAATGGATAACAGTCTTTCAAAAATATCAACTTGTGCTGTACCAGCATAGGCATTGTTAACAAACACATCGCAGTCCTGACTTTCAACGATAATTCTGTTTATTGTAGAAGAATCAGTTATGTCATATCCATTCTGTCTGCTGAAACCTTTAACATCGTTTCCGTGATAAACATCAGCTATTGCTTTACCAATACCTTTACTGTGTCCGGTTATTGCTATTTTCATAACGTACTCCAACTATATGGTATCTGGTTTCGTAGCCGTAGTTGATAGCTGTATGTAAACCTGTTGTATTCACAACATAGCTATTTCCGGCTGTTAGGTGTTCAAAATAAAACTTTGATTCTTTTTGATGCTTAGGTTGATCTGAACAAAATACTAAAAATGAATCTTCGTTGGTGACTACTGGTATATGCACTCGGTAGTTGGACATTCCATTGATGCTGTCTGAGTGTACCGAATAAGTTTCCCTAGGCAACAATCTTAATAATCTCCAGCGATAATATTTTGAATAACGTGCAATAAGATCTGCAATATATGACCCTTGCAATGCTTTATTAAGGGTACTATAAAAGCGTTCGGAGTTTTTTAAATCAAGTATCTTACCAACGCTGCAATGCCAGTCGTTATTTCCGTCAATACTGGTTAAACTGACTTGATGACTATCAGTTAAATTGAAATCATTGAGCAACTTAAAAACTTCAGGTTTAAGTCTGTCAATGTTTATGTCTTTGTCCAATAGTTGTACATATTGCATACAACTATTTAATACCAAGGTCTTTCTAATCCAAAGTATTTGGCTTTCCAGTGTGCTTGTGCATACCAACCTTTGAGATTTTCCCATTGATCGCGCATGGACCAAACTCTTTCTGCGGCATTGACCCAATCAGTATTTTTTACTAATTGTTCAACTTTATACTGTTCTTCTAATATTAAATCTAGTGTGGGCGCATCAGCTTCTAGATGTATGACTTCTAAACTTTTGTTTTCGTCGCTGTAGTCTAGATTAAAATCTAATCCCCATTTATGCTTTACGTCAGCTAACCAGCCAAGTCTATAATTTTGAGATCGATGTTGCTGTAATTGTTCTAATGCTTCGCCGTCAAACGAGCATCTATACAGCGCACAACTATGGTCAACTTTTAGATTAGGGTGGTTGAATTCAATCCAAGGCTCAAATAAACCATCATGATATCCAGTATAGTTTACTATAGTGAAACCCTGCTGTTGATAATATAATTTTTCAAGCAGCGTCAATTCGTATCCATCTTTATCAAAGAACTCTAATAGACTGCAATCACTTAAATGTTCTTTGGAGATTGGATTTTTTATTATTAGCTTTGTGTGATGAGCAATAGGATGTATTGTAATCATCTTACCACTTACGACAGCTCCAGTAACGAGCCTTTGTGCGTGGCCCGGGATTATCGCAATTGTGACGAGCACGGAAACTCTTACGGCGTGCTGGGTTTGACTTCTTGATACGCATGTTAGGGTCACCAAAGTTGACCTTAACTACATTACCTTTAGGATTTTTTACATAAACCTTAAACTTTTTAACGTCACCTTGCATGGGCTTGCCCAACGGTACATCGCGACCTTGATACTCTGCTTCATTAACTAGGGTGTTAAATAACGCTTCGTCTGCGTAAATTAAAATTTTATCTTCTTTAACAGCTCTGATCCATGTAGAAACTATCTCAGATTCTGATAATTCAAAATCAATGTAATCGCCCTTTGCAGGTGCTTCTACAAGTGTAATATCGTTAATTTTCATAAAATTATCCTAAATTGTACTATCATTATTTATCACAAATAGATGGTTTAAAGTATTGTAGAAATCTTTAGTGTAGAAACCCGTATCTAATAAATGACAATGATGGTTTCTATTATGTTCTAGTACAGGTAACATGTCGTACATCATATCAGCAAGTTCACTGTGTGTCATACTATTAATTTTATCAAAAATTTCAGATATTTTTTCTAGTCTTAGATTTGTGTCCTCAATATCATCATACGACTCGTCCCACCATTTACTAAACGTTTTATATCCGTAAGATTTTAATAATTTTAATATATATGGTTGTCCGTATATAACAAAAGGCTGTAATTGTGTTATAGGTTTAAATGTTTTTTCACTTACGTCTTTTTCAAAATTCATATTATACGGAGATGTATTTTCCGCCATACTTTCAATAACAAAGTTTACATATGTATCATCATAAAATTTTAATTCATCATGTGTGTTACACAATACACCATTTCTTAGTTTGTGTCTGAAAGTCATATCCAATTTCCACGGTAGGCTATCTATAAATATTGGATCAAAACAATTTAAAATGTACGTGACATAGTCGCTTACTTTATTTTCCAAGTTGAGAGATATGGCATTTCCCTCACGCCAATTTTTTTTAAACGCTATCTCCCCAACTTTCAATCGATGCATATATGGTTTGTTCATTAACATTAATATTTTGTTGGATCTTATTTTTTTAGTTTTTATTGAGTTTAGATATATGCTAGTATAATCCCATCTTGGTTGCAAACCTGCCCAAATGTATAAAACTGCAACATTAGCATAATCGATGTCTTTAAATGGTGTCAAATTTCCATTGCATATTAGAAGATGATTTTTTGAAAAATTATAATGATTGAGTACATTTTTGACAAAATGATGAACCCGCATTCCAACATTACTATGAGTAATATCATAGGTTTCGTCGCTGCCGTCAAATACAATAACACACTTACCTGCCCAAACATCTGTAACTACATTGTTGGGGATTCGTATGATGTAATCATCATCTACAACACTATTTTTGTATTGTTTGCCTTCTGAATTATAATAAATTGTTTTTGAACTTATGAGCGTAGATATCCTGATAGGGAATATATAATTGCCTTCCCCGCTATACATTGGCAGTTTAAATGTAGCGGTTAAGTCGTTTATTCCATTGTATTTAAATATTTTTTCTACAATGGAATCTTTTGTGTGATCAATAAAGTTTGGATAAACTGATAGCATACAACTACTTATAATTGGTTGTATGCTATCTTTTTTAACCTTGGCCGCGATACTTTTTGTATGATCTACGTTTATTTTTGTTCATAGAGCTGGTCTTGACTTTTTTATTTTTCCAACCCTGACTAGTGCGCTTTTCAATCTTTACGTGCGGTGTGTAATTTGCACCTAATGTCTTTTTTGCCATACCGTTCTCCCTGTGTATAGTGAAAAAAAATGGGCCTCATGGGCCCATTTTTTGTGTTCAATAAATTTTAAGTTGCTACAAAGATTTGTGAAAGCCCCTTAGACTTTGCCCACTTTACAGCAGCTTTTTTTGCATCACCGTAGCTCATTTGATGTAGTTGAATATAATCTTCACCTTCAACATCTTTGCTAAAATCAACGCCGCCGCGATGTGCTACAAAGAACCAGCTACCGTGACCCTTTGGCATTCTACCATGAGTAAATTGATAATCTGTGTTGCCAACATCTGCTTCGTCTAGGCTGTTAAGTTTTTGACTTACTGCTTGCATTAGTGGCGATAACAGTTGTTTTACTTCCTGTGGATCCATAACGTCTGTTAAAGGCCATTCAACTTCTTTTTCAAGTGTTTGTAAAACCTGCGCTAAAACATCTTTAGGTTGACCCCACTGACTCTCACCCACTAACTTACTTTGATATGGATGCTTGCTACTACCACCGGTGTTGGGCTTAACTGTCTTTGGCTTGTCAGATGCCTTTACAACGTAGTCTGGACGATCCGGCTTACCATAACCTGTCTTGCTGTTCTGCTCATCCATCTTACGATAATCATCATAGTCAACGTACATATCTGTGTCACGATTATAGTATTTGCCCTCTTTGGGATCGTAGTATAATACTTGACCATTCTTCATACGGAATGGACCTTCTAGCCCTTGGTCGGACATGTCTGTATAACGTTCACGATCGATGCTGGGCACAACACCTTTAGATTTGATGCGATCCCATAAATCTCTATTTTCAGATTTACCTTCAAATATTTCTACAAGTTTCATGACAATGTTCCACTATACCATAAGGTTATTTTTGCTGCCCCGCCAGTAGCACCACCAGCAGTTACATATGCAACCACAGTTGAACTAGACGCATATCTATGATCCACTTCATCTGTTGTTTGTGTTCCAGGATCAAATCCAGCAAATAATCTAGCATTGTCACTGGAATCGCCAACAGTAATATTTGTATTTGCATCTGCGCCAACCCAGGTTGATGTAGTATCAATTGTGACGCTGTGAATATATGTATTTGCTTCAAAGTTTGCAATCAATACATTACTGTCAGTGTGTAAAACACTTGCCTGAACATATTTTAATGCACTTGAATCAGAAAGAGTTAATTGATCTAATGTTACAGCATGAGTAGGGTCTGTACCTTGTGCAATATTAATAACACTGGCATTACCATTTTTATCTGTGAAACTAACTTGGCTACCGCTACCTATAATTAAAGGACCTTGCTTGCCTAACTCTACGTTGGCAGCAACACCGGCTAAGTTATATTGTTTTACTGAATCTACCACGTTAGTTCCTTATAGGGTGATGTTGCCGAGGTCGCTGTTGCTGTTCATTGCCTGATCAAGTGTACCATAATCAGTTACAGTTACAGCGTCGCTAGCTAGTACAACGCTAATTGTAGCGTTACCACTGGTTGCGCTACCTTGAGTTACCTTATATTTTAATGTGCCTGCGCTACCATATTCATATTGATATTGGCTATGATACTGCCCAACTTTTAGTACATCAACATCTTGTGCGCGAATATATCTACTGGCATTTAATGCATCACCAACTTCAATATATGTAGTTGTATTATCAGCAGTACCTCCCCATGCCCCCGGGATATCAACTGTAACGCTGATTATTCTACTACCTGACGCAATGCTAGCAAAGTTTGCTGTACCAGAAGTGTGGGATACGTCTACAGTTATATGTTGCACAGATCCGGCTGCGGCAGCATCTAATTGAGCTTTAGTAACAGCATGGGTGCTTGCTGTAGCGTTTGCAATAGCAATCTTCTGCAACGCTCCTGCGTTTGTATAAAAACCAATTGCAGTGGCATTACCGGCAATATAAGAGCCTTGTTTGCCCAATTCAACATTGGCGCTTAAACCAGCTAAATTGTATTTTTTGATCTTGTTGTTAACGGGTGCTACCACGACTAATCTCCAAATTTTATATAAACATATTTATCAAATAGTCCTTGACAAATTTAAAAAGTTTATGTATACTATGTAAATGTCGCAGGATTATAGACTTATACAATACCCAAATAAGCTATGCATTGGCTTGGTTACCTTTGATAAACATGGTAATCCAGTTAAGTTAACAACTGTTAAAACTGAAGCCAGCACAGTACAGGACCTAACGCATCTGATGATTTATCAAATGAGCGCCTTTACAAAACCAATAATTGAGTATACCGTTTTTGAACCGTTGACAATTGACGACGATTCTGTTAAAACAGCATTAGCTATGATAAGAAATAAGCATGACAATTAAACGTATAGGCTTCGCCTGCAAATATCTACACGCTGATCAAACGCAGTCTAAACGAGTGCTAGAAGAAATTCAGCGACCTTTAAACACAAAAGCCACCACTGTTGCTTGGTTAAATAGACAAACACGCGATGAAGCTGAACAGCGTCTTTGGGACATTATGACCCATAACATTGAGTCGGCTAGGAGATTAATTGAATATGTGGGTTCGTTACCTGAAGATCTTAGGATGGTGCGTCTTGGCAGTGATATTCTCCCCGTTTATACTGAGCCTAGCTGGAGTTATTTTTGGCGTCGCGCTGATGTTATCAATTATGCTTCTAGCCGCTTTGGTAACGTTGGTGAGCTCGCTCGCAATCGTAATGTTAGGCTTAGCTTCCATCCCGGCCAATTTTGCGTACTTGCCAGCGACAATCCAGACATTGTTAACCGTAGTATAGAGGAGTTTGAGTATCATGCAGATATGGCGAGATGGATGGGGTATGGCAGAACGTTTCAGGACTTTAAGATCAACGTCCACATCGCGGGTCGTCAAGGTCCCGAAGGTATCAAAAGAGTTATCCCAAGACTCAGCCCCGAAGCAAGAAACACCCTCACAATCGAAAACGACGAAATGTCCTGGGGTCTCGGTTCGAGCCTAGAGCTAGCGGACCATTGTGCGCTGGTGTTAGACATCCACCACCACTGGATTAGAAATGGAGAATACATTGAAGCTAATGACGACCGTATTAAGCGGGTTATTGATAGTTGGCGTGGGGTGCGCCCTGTTATTCATTACAGCGTTTCAAGGGAAGACCTGCTCCCAAACCACTGTAGGAACACTCGACCTGATCTTGACGCATTGCTAGCGCAAGGATATAAAAAAGCAAAGCTTCGCGCACACAGCGACTTCTATTGGAACAAGCCAGTTAATGACTGGGCACTTACACACTTAGATTGGGCCGACATCATGTGCGAGAGCAAGTCTAAGAATTTAGCCTCACTTAAACTCTACGAACATGCACAGCAAAAAGTCTAAAGTTACCAATAGAATGGGAGAAATATCATTTGGTGAAAAATATGGTCATTTTGTTGCTAGTGCAGATGATCAGATAGGAAACTATGCAATTATTACCAATGCTAGCTGGTGGGTAGACAATGTAAACTCTATTGTTGAATGGCTACAAGAGTCTGGCATATCTACACGTTATAAGCACGAAGGTATGGTACTCACATTTGATGATAAAGAAGATTTAGCTTTATTTTTATTAAGATGGTCTTGATACCGATATCCCCGCTCTAGAGCAAATAACAACTATAAATATCAGGACACAAATACAACAGGAAACACATGAAACAAGAAATTCTTGCGCAAATTCGTACTTTTATTGAGCAACGAAATGCAGATAAAACATGGACACCCGGCAAAGATTTTGTAAATTATGCTGGGCCTTTTTTTGATGCCGAGGAAATAGTTGCCGCGGCAGAAACATTACTAGACGGTTGGTTGGTAATGGGTAATAAGAGTATTTTGTTTGAGCGAAGATTCCCAAAACTTTTTGGTAAAGAATTTGGTATTTTGACCAACAGCGGTAGTAGCAGTAACCTGCTAATGATGACTTCGCTGACCAGTAAGCGAGGATATAATTTTCCCAAAGGCACAAAAGTATTGATGCCTATTGCTGGATTCCCTACAACACTCAATCCTACACTTCAAGTAGGGTTTACTCCTGTGTTTGTTGATATTGAACTTGATACATTGAATATTGATCTAGATCAATGCGAGCGTGTGCTTGCCAGCGATCCGGATATCAAGGTTATTACATTTGCTCACGTATTAGGTAATCCACCTAACATGGATCAATTGATGCAGTTGGTCGAGAAGTACAATCTTGTTCTACTTGAAGATTGTTGTGACGCATTAGGCAGCACTTACAAGGATAAGCCCTTGGGTAGCTTTGGCGAAATGGCCAGCTGTAGTTTTTATCCAGCACATCATATGACCATGGGCGAAGGCGGCTTTGTTGCATCTAAAACCAAGGAACAAGAAGTTATTCTGCGCAGTTTTAGAGAATGGGGCCGCGGTTGCTATTGTGTTGGACCACAAGCAAATAAAATGAAACGCGGTACATGCGGCAAGAGATTCAATAATTGGATCCCTACAATGCCGGACGAAATTTTTGATCACAAGTATGTTTATGATGAGATTGGTTATAATCTAAAACCAATTGAAATGCAGAGTGCTATGGGTCTTAAACAGTTAGAAAAGCTAAACGATATCCATACACTACGTAGAAGAAATTATCAATTGCTTTTTGATGTGTATGAAAAGTATGAAGAGTTTTTCCACCTACCACGAGCAAGAGAACACAGCAATCCAAGTTGGTTTGCATTTCCGTTAACTATTAGAAAGTCTGCACCGTTCAGTAGAACACACCTAGTTGAGCATTTAGAAGATAACCTAATTCAGACTAGACCATATTTTGCAGGTAACATTATGTTACAACCTGCTTATAGTCACTTAATGGATCCTATGGAAGCAAAAAATAATTTTCCAAATGCTACATTTTCACTAACGAACACATTCTTCCACGGCACAAGTCCTGTAATCACAGAAGAACAAATTAACTATATTGGTGAAAAAGTTGATGAGTTTATGGGGCTGTTTAAGTGAACCTATTAGAGAAACGTATTGTAGAAATCAGCTTTAATGAAAAAATAGGACATCTTAGTTCTACACTAAATGCTGTTAATATTATTGATGCTATCTATGCATCAAAAAAAGACGATGAGCCTTTTATTTTAAGTTCCGGGCATGCCGCTCTTGCACTATATGTAGTACAGGAGAAATATGAAGGACGCGATGCGGTAGAACTATTTCATAAACATGGCGTCCATCCCCATCGATGTTTAGCAGATGGGATTCATTGCTCCACTGGCAGTTTAGGTATGGGATTAACTGTTGCGGTTGGTTATGCACTGGCCAACAGAAATAAAAAAGTTCATTGTTTAATTTCTGACGGTGAAGCTGGAGAAGGTTCTATATGGGAAAGTTTACGTTTTATTCACGAAGCAAAGCTAGATAATCTTGAGGTGCATGTAAACGTAAATGGTATGATAGCGTATGATTTTATTGACCGCGACTATCTAGAAAAACGACTGCTTGCATTCCTACCACGTATTAATATACATCACACCGAACCACCCAATTGGCCTTTTGCAAAAGGTATTTTAACACACTACTATGTATTGAAACCAGAGGATTTAGATAAACTATGAGAAACTTCTTTGGACAATTAATGGCTGAAACACTAGCCAAAGATGAAAATGTTTATCTACTTACCGGAGATTTAGGTTTTGGCGTACTGAATAAAAGCAGAGAAGTAGCGCCAGATAGAACATTTAATGTAGGTGCGGCCGAGCAACTAATGTTAGGTGCGGCTGTAGGTCTCACTCATAATAATAAAATTCCTGTATGTTACAGTATCACCCCATTTGTAATTTTTAGACCTTACGAATGGCTAAGAAATTATCTAGATCACGAAGGTGCCCCAGTGAAGCTTGTGGGCAGCGGTCGCGACAAAGATTATGGTCACTTAGGGTTCAGCCATTGGGCTGTTGATGATGAAGCAGCTCTAAAGGCTTTTCCTAATATTAAAATTTACAAGCCTAACAACGAAGATGAACTTAAAAGCATCTGGCATGAGTTTATATACAGCAACGAACCCTGTTATTTGAATATTAAAAGGAACTAACATGGATAAACTTGTTGACAGGCTAGAAAAACGTGGAGACTGGTGGTGGCCCGCCGCTGATTACGGTTGCTGGAATTATATGAATCAATACAGCAATGTGGTTGATGACTTGAGCAAATATGTGCCTGAGCGAAAGGTCGTAGTGCAAGCCGGCGGCAACGCAGGATTTTACATACGCAAATATGCAGAAATGTTTGAAAGGGTTTATACCTTTGAGCCCGAACCTTTAAATTTCTTAGCATTATCCATGAATTGTGATTACCCAAATGTGATAAAGTTTAATGCTTGTGTTGGCAACGAACATAAATTTATTGCTTTAAATCACCATGAGAATGATGTCGGCGCAACACATATTCAAGGTACTGGAACTATTCCAACTTTTCGCATTGATGATTTAGAACTTGATCGATGTGATTTACTACAGCTTGACACAGAAGGTTTTGAATACTTTGGTTTGTTGGGCGCAACAAATACCATAGAAAAGTTTAAGCCGGTAATTTCAATTGAATGGTTTGAGCCCTGGGCACAACGTTATGGTGTTACATTTAGTATGGTTGAAGATTTTTTAAAGCAATGGAACTATAAGCATGTGGCTACCCATGCAACTGATTTGGTTTACGTAGTAGAATGAGTAACATTTTAATCACAGGCGCAACGGGATTCATAGGTCGTTACCTAGTTGAGCAGTTCTGCGAAAATAATAACGTAATTTGTTTAGTTCGCCCCGGTACTAAAAATCTAAAAAGAATTGCCGAATTTAGCAGTCGTATTAAAATTGTAGAACACAACATCCGAGATGCGTATGATGTTAATCTTTATAAAGATATAGATATCATTCTTCATGCTGGCGCTAATCCTAGCGCCGCTGATAGTATTAATGCACCAGTTGAGTCTGTGTTAGATAATGTCATAGGAACATTAAATTTATTGGAACTTGCCCGACAAATTAACCTTAAGAACTTTGTTTATTATAGTTCAGGAGAAGTATTTGGTCCAATCCCAATAGGCAACGATAGCGGCGAAGATGATGCGTATCGTTCTAACAGTCCGTATGCAGCTTCTAAGGCATCTGGCGAAGAACTGTGCGTAAGCTATTCTCATACTTTTAAAGTACCAGTTAGTATTATACATATAAACAACACCTTTGGTCCAATGTGCCAACCAAATAGGTTACCAACTATTATTATTAAAAAATTGCTTAACAACGAAACCATAGATATTCACGTAGGCAAAGAAAATCAAATTGGCGGGCGTCGATGGTTTTATGCCGGCGATGTTGCTAGCCACACCGACTTTGTAATTAAAAATCAGACTAACCTGTGTGAAAAATGGAATAGTGCAGGCCGTAATTTTATTAACAATTTTGAGTTTGCTAAAAATATAGCAAACATAATGGGCAAAGAACTAAATTATAATTTTATACCAGTTGACCGCCCCGGACATGATTTGTGTTTCTCAGTTGATCCACAAAAGTTTTATTCTAAAGGTTGGGTTGAACCTGTTCAGTATGAACAACGTTTGGAACAAACTGTTAACTGGTATCTAAACAACCAGGAATGGCTTTATGTATAAAACTGTATATGTTACAGGATGCTTGGGATTTATAGGGTATCATGTTGCAAAATCTTGTTTAGAAAAAGGTTGGTATGTATGTGGTATTGATAAAGGCACGTATGCTGCCAATTGGAACCTGTTGGACGATCTATCCAAATACAAGAATTTTAAATTTGAAAACAAAGATATCAACGATTTGACAATGATATACGACTGTGATTATTTTATTAACACAGCCGCTGAAACCCATGTTGATAACAGTATTGTTAGTAGTACAGAATTTGTTGATAGCAATATCAGTGGGGTACATAATATACTAGAGCTTATTAGAACAAAAATAAGCGGCAGAAAAAAGACTCCTGTATTACTACATTTTAGTACCGACGAAGTTTATGGCGACTTAGATCAAGGGTTTCACAAAGAAACTGATTTGCTCAAACCTAGTAATCCTTATAGCGCAACAAAAGCCGCAGCAGATATGCTGGTAATGGCATGGGCGAGAACATATAACTTACCTTATATAATTGTCAGGCCAACTAACAATTATGGTATTGGACAATACACAGAAAAGTTTATCCCACACGCAATTAAGTATCTGACGCTAGGCAAAAAGGTTTTACTACACAACAAAGGGACGCCGCGTAGAACATGGTTGCATGCCAGCGACACAGCATCGGCTGTAATAACTATTATTGAAAAAGGCATGGTTAATGAAATATATAACATTTCAGGAACCTTTGAAGAACAAAATATTGTAGTAGCAAGAAAAATTATTAATATTCTAGGCCTGACAGGCAGCGAAGAAAATTATCTAGATACAAACTATGAGAGACCCGGACAAGATGTTAGATATGCTATTGACGACTCTAAAATTAAATCGCTAGGTTGGGCGCCAAAGGCTGACTTTGACGAAGAACTTGTAAAAATTGTAAAATATTATAAAGAAAATTTTATTTGGTAAATTTATGAAAAACTATCTTATTGGCGCGGTGCGCCCAATTATAAAGTATTGGGGTTATTGGAAAGGTACCGGAGATAACCCAAAAGCTGAGCGTGATCTTCAGGATTACGAAAATATGTATTCTATCAGCAGAAGTAGTGCAAAAACTTATTTGCAAGGCGACTGGGAAGAAATTAAATTCACTGCTCCTGTGCTAGATTCTAGAGCGTATCAAATAGCTCACTGGTACATGATAAAAGAACTGTGGCACAAAGAACCGTGTAATATTTTGTGTATGGGTGCTGACACGATGTTCCTCAAACCCACAGAAGTATTTGGAAAGTATGGTAATATGATGATGTTTAACTATACCGATCCACAAACGCACGAAGAGATGCCACACTACTTCAACGATGATGTGCGCTATTATCCTGCAACAATGAATCCACAAGTTTGGGATTTAGGGGAACGCCTAATGGAAAAATGGTTCACACATAAAGAAAACGATTGGAGTTGGGGGCAGTTGATTCATAACTACCAATTATGGAGTCAAGGTATGGATGTGTCCAATGTGCTTGATCCAAAAATGGCTTTTCAAATCTTTAATTTGAATATCCCGTTTGCAGAAGAATGGAATAAATGTAAGTTAGCTGACGCAAATATAATTCATTTGCACAGTAGCAGAGATACTACATCTAGGGTTGATGCAATGAAACAAATAGCACAGATGTTTAACATTCCTGTGCAGATAAAGGAAGAAACCATAGTACTATAAACCACTATAGGTTCTTTAAAAGAAAGTACCTGGTAGGCGCCTACCAAATACTCATTTTCCTGGACAGTCAGTTGCAGCTCTGGGCTACTATATAGCGTATGCTAAGAGGGACGCAAAAAATATTGTTGTTAGACTGAACATATTCTGTCCATGCAATTATTTAACACATTATCAAAATTACCTTTAAAAAGCGGTTGTTTTTACAAAAGAAATGTGTTATACTTAATTTTCTGCTATAAAAGGTATTATAACATATGTTAATTCAAAAACCACTCAGCAACGGCGACGTTGTTACAGTAAAGTTAATCAGTGGCGAGGAGATCATTGCTCGTTACGACAGTGAAGAAGAATCACATTTCTATGTGAGTAAACCTGTAACTTTAGCTGGAAATGCTCAAGGCATGGGATTCGTCCCGTGGATGATAAGTAGTTTGCCAGACCGTATTAAGCTAAATAAAAACACAATAATTACATACGGAAACACACAGGAACAAATTGCTAAGGCATATGTTGAAGCAACGTCTTCAATTAAGATGCCCTAAAGCAATATTATATCTCTACAAATAAAAAACTTTTGTAGTAGACATAGACATAGTTACAGAACGATTGTAGACCTAAAGTCGAAAGGAGGTAGAACTATGCCCAAGTCAAGAACAAAAGCATTAACGGCAACCGCATTATTACTATTTGGTATAATGTCATTTTTGATGCTTAATGGTATTGATCGTGCAATTGCTCAAACACGAGCAGAGCTTGACGAACAATATTCTAACAGGGTAAAAGTAACTAATAATTTTAGCGAGATTGATAAGAAACAACTTACCTGTCTTGCTAAAAATGTATATTTTGAATCGCGCGGCGAATCAGATAAAGGTATGTTGGCTGTGGCCCACGTTACTATTAATAGAGCACAACACAAACATTTTCCTAGATCAATTTGCGGCGTAGTACAGCAAAAAAATGAAGGCATGTGCCAATTTAGTTGGTACTGCGATGGTGAATCGGATCGTATTCGTGATCGTTTAGCATGGATACGCAGTATGAAAATCGCATTTCAAGCCCTAACAGGGCAGTCACCAGATCCCACACATGGGGCTCTTTATTTTCATAATTTTAGGATAGCTGAGCCAGAATGGAGCAAACGTTTTAGACGAACTACAACGATTGGCAGTCATTCATTCTATAGAGGGAATTAAAATAGTACCCCTGTGTGTATAAATAATAGATTATACTACACAGGGGTATTTCCATGATTAAACAAATTTTAATAGCAACGGCAATAATGTTGGTTGCTTCTTCACAGTTACATGCACAAGTAAGTGAAGGTAAACAAAAAGCAGGCGTAACTTACGATGCAAAGATTACTCGAGTAATTGATGGCGACACAGTTGCGTTTGAAGCTCAGTGGCTTCCTGAGCCGCTCAAGAAAGAATTAAGTGTCAGAGTATTTGGCGTTGATACGCCTGAGAAGAGCTTTCGTGCAAAATGTCCCAGCGAAGATGCTAAAGGACAGGCAGCAACTAAGTTTACTAAGGATGCTGTAGCAGCCGGTAAAAAATTACAGGTTGTATTAATGGATTGGGACAAATATGGTGGTCGTGTATTAGGTGACGTTTTAATTGACGGGCAGAGCTTACGCGGTCTTCTTATTAAGAATGGCTACGCACGTGAATATTACGGCGAAGCAAAACAAAGTTGGTGTAATTAATCCAACAGGAGTATTACTATGTTAGATACATTATTTTGGGTTTTAGTTGGCGCATTCGTTGGTTGGCACTTTCCTGAACCATTCTGGGCAAAGATGGTAAAAGAAAGAGTCATGGGTATGTTAAAGAAATAACTTAAAAAACTCTTGACAAACCAAGAGGGATGATATATAATAGTAAGTATTAAGAGGACTTGTTTGACGCTCATCCCTCTCTAAAAATTCTGCGTGTCATTGCTATTCAAGTAAGGAGAATATACAATGGCAAAATATCTATCTACAAAAACCTACGGCAACGACCGCGGTCTAAGTTGTACCTTCCGCCAATGGCGCAGTACACATAGTCATTGCAGTCTAATACATGGTTATTCAATTGGCATCAAGCTAATATTTGAAAGCGAGACACTAGACGACCGTAACTGGGTTATGGACTTTGGTGGACTTAAAGCATTTAAGGAGTGGAGCGAATACATGTTTGACCACACACTTGTTGTGGCTCATGATGATCCGCACTTGCCTTTCTTTAAACAAATGAATGATCTTGTTACTATCAACAAGCACAATGACCCAAGCAGTTCAATACCTAACGAGCGCGGCGCCGTCTGTGACCTACGTATCGTGGACGGTGTAGGCTGCGAAAAGTTTGCAGAACTTGCTTATAAGACCATGCAGGAGATCCTAGAGACTTACCAGCGTGGCGAAAGCTATACTTTACCTAACGGCAAGACATTTAGTTGCCGCTACCCTGTAGGACAAGGTGTGCGCCTGCGTAGTGCAGAAGTGTTTGAGCATAGTGCTAACAGCGCAGTATATGAAGGTTAACTGTTAGACTTATTTTTACAATAAGCTATAGAGTTTAATGCGTTAACTGCTATATCAATCATCCATTGAGGATTAGTAACAGTATCAAAGTTATATAATATTTCGTCAAGATACCAGTCACTGTTATGTAGCTGTTTAACAAATTCAACAATATATGGAATGCGAGTTTTGCCCTCATAAAGGTCATACTCGCATTCTTTCATTTTAAGTCCTATATTTTTCAAGTGCTGGTGCATACCGGCATTGCCCATAATGATAGGATATGCACCTATATAAAAAGCCTTTAATGTTTTTTCTGAAATAAAATTTAAAAACCCAAAACTATTTTTTTCGCTGGAGTCATCATACGCTTCAGTACTGATATACCATTTATATTGCCCTATCCAGTCGCTTGAAATAGTGTAAGTTGGATTGCCTAATTTTTCAAATATTCTAGGCCATTTATACTTGCTTAAAAAAACATTCAATGATTCATCATTGTGTAATTGGTCATTGAATTGTGTATTTGTTGGACTCAATAAAATTTTACCATAATCTTTATCTGAGCCTACCTGTACAGGATTGTATGCTAGACTCCAATCTATATTATCTAGAAGATTGTGTTTGTCTAGCTCTGCTAATAATCTTACTCTGTTTGGTCTAGGTTTTCTGTTTGGAAATAAACAAAATTTTTTATGGTTGTTGATTATTTTTTGTCTAGCATTTTCTTTGTATTCGTCGTCATTTAACAATTTTATCGTGGTGTTAACACAGCCGGTTAATATTACAAAACAAGGAAAATAAACAATATCAATATTTAATTCTGGCACAGAATCTTGATTAGTTTCGGCAGTTAAAATTATAATTCGCTTTGGCATTACTTGTAATTTGGATATAACCTCTTTGATACATGTGCGTAAGTTACCCATGGTCCAACCGTTTTCTTCAAAATCGCTGAACATAACAGTAAAGTTTTCTAATAATAACCGTTGTTTAACCCCAGGGAGACTTAAAAAGTTTTGATAATTTGTTTCAACAACCAGATCTGGATCGGCTGTATTAGCTAAAAGTAAATTTATATCTACACCACGACAGCCATATTGCACACCGATGGTGATTTGTGGTAATTTTGATTCAATATAAGATGTAATAAATGATGCATCAAAATTTATATTAAGGGGATTAGAACCATGTTTGTTATTAGCTGACAGCATGTCAACCAGTCCCATCGGTGGTTTTCTTATGATATTTTGCAGTTTTTCTATGTGTGTCATGTTAAATTATTTATGAGTGTTTTTAGGTAAAAATAGGAAATCTTCTAGATAAATAGTTTTATGGTATTTGGAATTATAACACTTTTAACGTCGTTTCTTATAGCAGGTGTGGCAGCATATTTTAGTATTGCTGGCCTGATTGCGATCTTCAGCGGCGCTACCCTTGCTGTTGCAGTTATGGCAGGCAGCTTAGAACTGGGTAAATTAGTTACTGCAAGCTGGTTATATCGCAACTGGGACCGCACCGGATGGGTATTAAAAATATATCTTTCTATAGCTGTATTTGTGTTAATGATTATTACATCTATGGGTATTTTTGGTTATCTATCAAAAGCCCATATGCAACAAGGTACAGTAAGCAGTGACGTAGAAGCGCGAGTTTTAATCATTGATGAAAAAATTAAAACAGAGCGAGAAAACATTGAACTATCACGTAATGCGCTAAATCAATTAAATGCGCAGGTAGATGCACGACTTTCTAGGAGCGACGATGAAAAAGGCGCCGAACGTGCAGTACAAATACGTAAACAGCAGACTCGTGAAAGATCTGCACTACAAAAAGACATAGAGACAGCACAGGCTAAAATAGAAAAATTAAACGAGGAACGTGCGCCAATCGCAACCGAGCTACGTAAAGTAGAAAGCGAAGTTGGACCAATCAAGTATGTTGCTGCTCTCATATACGGAGACAATCCGGATGCTAATCTATTAGAACGTGCAGTTCGATGGATGATTATATTATTAGTAACAGTATTT